TCTTTCTATCTGCCACTTAACATATTTAATACCTATTTGTAATTATAATTCCACTGTATCTGAGTTATTTTTTCATTTTTATTTCAATACTAGGTAAAATATTAGATACTGCATGCCATCCAGCTTGCAGCCCTGAAACCAAAAGACAAGAAAGAACAAACATCAAAAGAATTTCTGCAACTGTAAGACTTCTTTTTTGATTGCCTTGTAAATTTGGCATTAAATTTCTTTGCTGTGGCACTACAGGAGTCATTTGTTGTTGCTGTTGAATTTCAGTTCTTCTTTGCAAAACCTGTTGAATGGCTAGTTCTCTAGCTTGTTTTTTCATTTCTTCCAGATCTTCTGGATTAAATTGAGGAATTTGAACAGAGGGCTCAACTTGATTTTCCATTTTTAGCTAGAATTTTTTATAGACTAGCAATAAATAACTGCTATTGCATTATGAATGGATTTTATAAAGTCATGAAAGATGTCGTACACGAATTAAGAGGAATAAAAAACGTCCTTAATTCTATGTGGTATGACAAGCATCCTGATAAAAATTCATCTTCTTTGTGTCCAGACGCTTATGCTGATGAATATATTTCAACAGAAGAATGTGGTCGTAGGTTAAATGTATCTGATCAAACAATTAGAAATTGGATAGCAATAGGGAAAAACAAACCAGACAATGGTTGGAAAGAAGGTATTCATTATATCAATATTGTTCCCGACAGTGGGCGTAAAGCAATTATTAGAATCCCCTGGAACCAGTTAATTCAATCTTTTATAAAAAATAAAAAAATTGAACCTGAAGATTTTTATAAACAAAAACCTTTATATAAAACTTCTCATCCAACTGAAATTTAAAATGTCAAATCGTTTTGATGATATAGATTTAAAATCTATTTCACTTGAAAATTTTAATTTGCTTTTACCTCCTTCTTTAGTTAAGCAAGTATCTTTTTTTCTTCCTCCAAATGGTTCTTTTGATTCTGATTGTTTAAAACGATATTTACAAAATATTAAAGAATATGAACAAGAAGAAGAAGGCTTTCAAATGACATTAGCAAATAGACTGCGCACCGCATTTAAAGATATGAAACCAGATACAATTTGTGGTAAATTTCCGTCCGCAGAATTACCTCTAAAGCGAAGGTTAAGATGTGTTGCTGAATATTTAATACGGTCTGGTGAATTTGATAAACTTAAAGATGAAGATGGAAAATTAATTAAAAAACGAGGCAACCTTGGCAAATTAGTTGTAATCTACAAACCACTTCCAAAACTATTAGAATCTTTATCAAAACAGGGTCTAATAAAAAAATGAACAGAAGAGAAAAATTAATTCGTAGTGTTCTTGGAAAAAACATTGATCAAGAAAAAGTAAAAATGTTAGATACAACCGTAAGGTTTATCTTGGGTGACATGGGTAAAGAATACTTTAAATTTTGGCAAGTTGAAGGCCCTGGTGTCATGTGCTTTCAACCTGACTCAGATAGAGTTATGTTTTATTTAACTCTTGAAGAAATTCATTCAGCTCAAGAAAAATCTGAGAATAACAATGATGGTGATCTGGCAGAAACTTTTAGAAGAATTCTAGAAGCTGCTCAAAAAATTAATCCAGAAGAAAAAGCTGGTTATATTATTAATGACAGTGAAGGCATTCGTTATTTTGAAGTAGATTACGAAAAAGAGAAAAAGTAATGTCAATTCCAAATATTAAAAAGGGTTTGAATGAAGACCGAGAATATATTACAAATTATGATTTAACTGCAGCTGCACATGAATTACTAGGAGGTATTGAGCTAGATGTTGCTAGCTCTAAAGTAGCCAATGAGTATGTTCAAGCAGAAAATTATTTTACCCCTTCAGAAGATGGTTTAAATATAAAAGATTGGTATGGGCGTGTTTATTTATTTCCCCCTTCCGGTGCTTATTTTTGGAATAAAAAAGAAGAACGTTGGAAGATGACTAGAGCATCTTCTCCTTCTTTGACTTCTTCTCATGCTGTATGGTTTCGTAAATTGTATAAATCTTGGTGGAATAACGACATTGAACAAGGTTTATATTTTACAAACTGTCCTGACATGATTAGATATGAACAAAAAATTTTTGATTTTCCAGTTTGTATTTTAAGAACAGCTCCTACTTTAATTAAAAATACCAGTCAAGGAATTACCACGCAACGTACATGCACTTCTCTTTTGGTTTATTTGCAACCAAAGGGGGATCCTACTTTTTTTACAGAAAGATTTATTGAAATTTATTCGCCAAAGGGGCGAATAATTGTTTAATCTGGTTATATCAAAATTCAAATTTATGTCTGTATTGTCAGATTGGGAAATCAAAGAACTCGCTCAACAGCAAAATATGATTTCTCCTTTTATTGATTATTCATGTAAGGAAAAAAATGGCAAACGTATTCTTAGCTATGGTCTTGGTTCTTATGGCTATGATATCCGTCTATCTCCTAGCCAATGTTTAATTTTTGGTGGCACCCAAAGGGGGGATTGTGATCCAAAAAACTTTGATTCGGAAGATATTTTAAAGCCAGCCGAATTACTGGAAGATGAAAATGGTCAATATTTTATTTTGCCTCCGTATGGTTATTGTCTTGGTGTTGCTCAAGAACATTTAAAACTTCCAAGAAATGTGACTGTAGTTGCGGTTGGCAAATCAACTTATGCTCGTTCTGGTATTCTTGTTAATATCACACCGGCAGAAGCTGGTTGGGAAGGTTATCTTACTTTAGAAATTAGCAATTGCACTGGCCTTTTTAATCGCATTTATGCAGATGAAGGTATTACTCAATTAATATTTCACCGGGGCAAACCTTGCGCTACTAGCTATCAAGATCGAAAGGGCAAGTATCAAAGCCAAAAAAAGGAAGTAGTTTTTTCCAAAGTTTAACCAAACGGTTTACCAGAGAATCGTTTTGGTTTTTCTGCGTAATTAGTTCCGCCTCCACGACCAAAACGATCTCCCTCAAAGTAACCTGGCACATCTCCACCAGGTCCTAACGGGTAATCTATTTCTGCTTTCTGTCTATATTTATTTGCTGATTTAACAGCTTTCATAAATTTAGAAACTTGTTCTTGTTTTGAATTAATTGGACTAACAATACTTGCATCTTTTTGATCCAAACGTCTTAAGTCTGTATCGTAAATACGTTCTGGATTTAAATCTGTTACTTCGCTGCCTGAGCTAGCAGAATCTTTTAGTGGATCGTAATTTAAATTAAACAAGGTTCTTATCTGATTTTGCCATAGTATTATTGTAAGAGGAATAAATCAAACTAAAAATGTTAATGAACGCTGCAGGTTTTTTAGATAGTTTTGTACAAGATGAAATTGCTTGTCGTTGTTTGACTGAAGAAGATTTTGGTCAACCTCTTGAAAATGCAGATAACGATGTACCTTTGTATGATATGTACAATCGTGGTCTTTCAGCATGCGAAACAGGGATGGAGAGAAAAAACTTGGCTTTGGAGGGAATGAAGAGACCGGGGAAAACTGGTTACATTCCGTCAGTAGAGGAAGCTCACCTGTATCCAGGGACATTGCCGATGGCGAGCGAGAGGATCGGCATGGACTTACCACCTGCGGAGCTGACGCTAGAGGGCCTGAGATCCCTTCAGCGCCGTGGTTTAGCGAATTAAACGAGCCTCCAATGGTTGTAACTCTTTCTGGCGTTATGCCAGAACTTGTTGATATGGTTAATCATCCCCCACATTATTTGGGAGATGGTGTTGAATGCATCCAAGCAATCGAAGCACAGTTAACCAAAGAAGAATATAGAGGATACCTAAAAGGTAACGTCGCAAAATATTTGTGGAGAGAAAAACAAAAAGGGGGTACTGAGTCTTTGAAGAAAGCACAATGGTACTTGTCGCGACTTCTTAATTTTTAATCAATTTTTTAAAACCTTTTAAAAAGGTTTTATTAATCTCTTTGTCTCCAATCATCTGTTTTTTCTTGGCTAAACCAATCGACAATATCATCTGCGCTCTTAAAACCTGTTCTGTGATTACTTGGGTCAGGATCACCCAGGTCTAAATCGTTGAGCAAACTATCTAAACTGTTTGTTTCAATTTCTGGATTACAAGCAACTCTTCTAGCTTTTCTTAAAAGCTCTGCAGCAGATCGATTTGCTTTTGCTAATTTTTCAGCCCAAATAACATCGGTTAATTGAACTTCTTGTTGTTTTGCAATACGGTTGCAAATAAATTGCAACCGTAAACGATATTCTGTTGAAAGCATTTTGTTTCTCTAGTTAAATAATTTTATTAAACAGATTCAAAAGGATCTTCTTCGTCGTCTTCAGGCATTGCACAAGCAGCTAGCTCGGCTAATTCAAGATCAGTTGGAACATCAAAATCAATTTCAATGTTTTCACTATCCATAATTTCTTTAATTGCTTGCCATTCTAACAATCTTTGATAATAAAGATTTAAAAGAGCTCTATGCAATTCTTCCCAAGTCATATCTTGAGCTTGGATTTCTGCTTTACGCATAGAAAATTGAAGCTCTAATGGAATCGTAAATTCCTGGGGCTCTGGGATGCTATCCATTAGATTCCTTTTTTTCTTTTCGTATTCTAATCTAACCAAAAGCCTTTGTTTACATCAAATTCATTTCCAAAATCTGCGAGGATCTGAGGATTAATATGTTCTTCTAGCGTTCTGATCGCACGTATCTGATTTGGTGTAGCTGCATAATTCCGAAAAGCATGCAAAAGAATTTCAGTTGAACCCCAGGGGGATTCATTAATTTCTTGAAAAAACAAATGAATTTCTTCTCTTCTTCTATCTACTAAATTTCCAATAACATTATGTTCACAGTCAAAAATCCAACGAGAAAATTGATCAGCGACTTCTGACCAGTTCTCATTTTCAATGTATTCAGGAAGATTCGTAAAAATAAAAGCGGACCAACCAATTGAATGAATGAAAGAAATTAAAGCTTCTTTCATTGAATTATCTAAATGTAAGTTTAATTTATTTAAATCATCTTCTATTAAATTAATTTCATCTTTGACATACTCTAATGCCTTTTTTTTAGTGCAACAGTGTTCTTTACATACAGGTTGTCCATCTGGATAGTACTGAGTTCCATAGCCAATAGTAAAAGGCGCATCCCCAGTGCATACATCGGGATACGCCTTTTCGTTGAACCCTTCATATTTACAGATTAACTGTATTGCTTTTGAAAAGTTCAAAGTACTACTGGTAAATCATTACCAATAATATAACAATTTATTTGCCTTGGCCACGTAATTTCTTTCTTCCGTGGTTGGATTTTGAATGTTTGCCTTGTCCTTGTTTAGTTTTTTTAGGAGATCCTTGTATGTAATTGCCGCCTTTTCTCATTGGTCCCTCAAGATCATTTCACATAACATACTAAATAAAAACGTTTTTAACCGCAAGTAGTCTTCCTGTTGTTGAACTGGTCTTCCCGGATAGCCAGGCCAATTTTCAATTGCATCACAAACTGCATCGTATAGATTTCTAACATCAGTAGTTTCAAATTCACATTGAATTACCATTTAACTTTATGCGACCAATAACGTGCAGAAAATTTATCAGGGTTTGCGTCCTGTGCATCATGTCTAGCATAATATGATTTCTTTCTGGCTTTATCTTTTTCAGTGGTAGGGTTCTTGCCAGCTCCTTCTACGCCCTGTTGTCCAAACCGTACAATTTTTTCTTTGCCATCTTTACATGCTTTTACTACATGTGATTTAGTAGCATGTCCCGGAGTTTTTCTAGGCTTATTGCAAGCCATTTCATCTTTAGCTAGTTTTGCAGCTTTAACAGCTTTTTTTTGTTTATCTGACATTTGGTTTAATAAAAGAAGTAAACTCGCTCAAGAAACTTTTGGCACTGTCTGATTTTTCATTGTCATCATCACTTGTACCAAATAAATCAAAGAAACCAGAATCTTCTTTTTTAGAAGAAGAACTGTCATAATCCTCTTCTTCATCAACAGGAAACAATGTTTGAAATGTTCCCAATGCAGTAAAAGGATCTTCCATTTCTTCTGATCCAAAGGCAAATTGAAAACCTTTTGGATCACTAATGGTTGCTATTAATTCTAAGTCCTCTCTATTTTCATCTGGCGCAAATGTTTCATAAAATTCAGTTTCAGATCCTTGATAACCTGCGTCTTGAAAAAATTTATAAAGTTGTGTATCTGCTATACCTCCAGTTTCCTTATAATCTTCTGGTCGTTGAATATAAGTAATACCTAATACTTCTTGCGTTGGTTCTTTTCTTCTTTCATTTAAATATTTGATTTGTTCTCTAATTACTTGAGCCGTACCTGTTCTAATATTTTGAATAATGTATTCTTTTAATTCTTCGAGGGTTCCTTTAAACCCTTCTAAGCCAACTTCTTTAAGTGCTTTTTCGTACTCTTCTATATTAGCTGGGTCTAAACCAATTAAAAATTCATCAGCAAATTCTTCAGGTGTTAAGAAACGGCCAAAAACACTATTGACTTGTGTGGCTCTATTTGTTAATACAGTAGTTAATTTTCCATCTAAAAATTCTTGAATGCTTTGCGCATTAAAATAATCTTCTGCTGGGTCAAAATTATAACCATCTTTTTTATATCCTAAAAGATCAAAATGTAACTTTGCAAAGTGTTCAGGATTATTAAGATCATACCCGTATCGATACGCTTGTTGTGCCCAGGTGCCATAGTCTGGTTCTCCTGGAGCGTTTTTATTTAC